TAGGTTAAGATATTGATGCACCAACTTCATCCCCATGCGCTTAGCGGCTTACAGGTGTCGGTGCACTTATATATTAACGAACCATTATCGGGTTGCCCCTAGGTGGATTAAATGGGGTATTGCTACCCCGCCAACAATGTCAAACAACGTCGGGGTGACTAATCCCCTCATAAGTTAAACCATCTCCGCCATCTCTTGGGCTTCGCCGCCCGTTCCGTGATGCTTAGGTTTTAACCCGTATCGTTTGGCTAGTCTGTTGTGCCGTTCGATGAAACAGTTATGCCATTATCTTTTAAAAGAGTGCAAGCAAAAATATGCACCTTTTGCAGATTAATTTGGGTTTTGTAATACTTTCAATAGGTTACAACATGATAAAAGTTGTACTTTTTGCATTGATTGCCATTGTTTGACCTAGGAAAGCGGCGTGATTGATAGCGAATCATTAGCGAATCACCCCAAAACGAATCACCCGGCCGACCACCAAAACGCTTTGACTATATACTAGCAAAAAAGTTGTCAGGGTTCGGGGCAAGGTTTTGACCTGATTAGAATACCTGATTGATTTAGTCTGGATAGAATACCTGATTGATTTAGTCTGGATAGAATACCTGATTGATTTAGTCTGGATAGAATACCTGATTGATTTAGTCGGGTTAGGTAACGGGTCTAGAAAACATGGGGTAGGGTAGAATACGACTAGGGAGGTGCATCTAATCCGTGTTTGTGATCACGCTCCTAATTCTTAAGGCTTTAAACCCTCATTTTACCCAATAACAGAACAACAATCAGTTGCGAATGATAATGAAAACAACCACTTACCAGCACAAAACCATTGTAAACTATACTTGACCCCACTTTTCAGGGTTAAATCGTTAGGGGGGAGGGGCGTGGGCCGTAGGGGGGTAGTACGTTATTGTATATGTACAAATACACGCACGGGGTTTTTTAGTCCCTATGTTATTTTACCCTACCAGGCACTATATGTAGATAACCTAGACGTGTACCGTAAATAAGTGGTACATATATATCACTATCTAGTATTTTCTTTAGGTGTTATGTCATTTTATGTCTTGCCAAGGGGGTGGCAATACGTATAACTGCGCAGCAGCAGCAGGTACTAAACAATATATTAACCAATACAAACAACCAATACAGATTAAGACAGTTAGATTATAAGTATACCATGTTACATTGTTAACCTAATCTTCTTAATACTTAACCAATACTATTGATCAATTATATTGTTAGGTTGACACTTACCTTTCCCTGCTATATTCTTGTTTATAGCAACTGTAGATGGTTTTCCTCTCCTCCTATCTGCTGTGTTTGCCCTACTAAGGCACGTGCTACGAACGATTGAACCAATCCCTCTCCAAGTTCTTGTTTGTGGTACGTGCCTCTTCCCCCCTTTTAAAGATTAAGTGTTGACAATAATGGCCAACCGCATAAAACTATACGCATCTGAGAACGTAGTAGAAGAGTTTTACGAAGCACTCCGTACGGGTGATTCTTCTAAGTTTTCTCGTGTTCATATCCCTAAGTCTGACGTGTTTTACGTACGTACGGCTATAGAGGGACAGACAGGAATCCGATATACATTAGACCATGTTGAACGAGCGATGTACTTAGAAGGTCATCTTACTCGTCATGAGGTTTTAGACCCTGACAGGAAACGTCCTTATGCCGACAACCCCTAAGAAGCCTCGCAAGCGCAACTACACGACTACAGGTGAGGGGGCTTATGACAAGTCCCCTAAGCGTATGGCTGCTAACCGTGATCGTAAGAAGGCTCGCTATGCTATGGAAAAGGCGGGTAAGGTTAAACGTGGTGATGGTAAAGACGTAGATCACAAGGACGGTAATACCAAGAACAACAAGCCTTCTAATCTTCGTGTTTTATCTAAGAAGGCTAATCGCAGTTTTCCCCGTAATGCTAAAGCAGGAAAGAAATAACATGGCTTGTAAGAAGTGTGGTAAAGCTAAGTGTGCTTGTAAGGGTGCTAAGACTAAGATGGCTAAGGGTGGTGTAGTTAAGGCTCCAGTGTTTAAGAACTGTAAGGGTTGTCCTAGCCCTGCTAAGTGTCGTAAGGCTAAGAAGTGTATGGGTAAGAAGTAAAACAGCTAAAGGTAAAAAGAAATGAAGTACTATCACAAATATCAGGCTGCTCTAGAAGCTGCAGGCTACCGTGTAGATGAGCATGGCTATGTTTGGGATGCTAACGGCAACCAATCAGCAGGTGAAGACAACTACGGTAACGTACAGAGCAAAGACGCTAATGTTAATGAGATTTGTCGTTTGGCAGAGATTGAGCTAAGCAAACCTAAGCCTGCACCTAAGAAGGTTGTAGCTAAGAAGAAAGCTGACAAGTAATGTCTACATCTATTAACAGTAATAAGAGTGTACGTCCTCGCACTGTTAATGCTACGGGATTAGTGCGTGATCAGGAGGAGACACTTTATGTGTGTCCTTCTAACTGTAGATCACACATGAACCTCTTGTACGTTACAAACACGGGTGGTGCATCTACTGATGTAGACGTTGAGTTTAACCGTGCAGACGGTTCTCATGTTCACATCTTAGGAAGTAAGAACATTAGTGCTTCTGAGTTTGTCCAGTGGTCAGGTGCATATATAGTGATTGAACCTGGTGATACGATTACCTTCATTCCATCAGGCAACAACTCCCCTCACGTAGATGTAATGGCTACTGTCGAAGAGTTCTTCTTACCTGTTGGCTAGTGTAGGTTAAGCATAACGGGTATTCCTAACTAGCAATTCTAGTCTGGGAGTACCTGCGTATAACTATGTACGTTGAAGTAACACTTCGTTGCTTCGTATATACATAAGGATATACACAATGCTAGAAAAACTAAAAGCTTGGATCGCAGCAATCATTCTTGAGATTCAAAAGGGTCAGCAACGCCAAGCAGAGTATGTTGTTTTGTCGAATCTGACAGATCGTGAACTAAAAGATATTGGTATGACACGTGGCGAGATCAAGCACCGCATTACTGCACAGTAAATTAGCTCTTGCTTTCGTGTGTTTGGCAGGTATAACTACTGCTTGTAGTACCTCTTCAGTAGTTATGCCTCTGTCATGCCCTGCAGGTAATGCTAAGTGTCAGCGTAACTTAGATGCACAGACTTTATCTTACATCGGTCAGAGTGCAGCAGCGCTTAAGCTTATGTGCATGGACACGGATCTTTCTGAAGTATTAGCTGAAGAGTGTTTAGATAATGAGTAGGTACAACCTAATCCAGTGTATTATCTGGGTACCTGTTATGCTTCTTTGGTGGACAGCTATAGTTTATGCCAATGATCTTACAGGTGACTTTAGTAATAACTACCAAGACTCTACCGTAGATAGTAACAACACGGATGAGACTGTTACTAACAACTACAACGCTACGGGTGCAGGGTCTGCTGCTCCTGTTATGTCAGCCATTGCTCCCACTGTTATGGGTGCGGGTGGAAACGATTCTTGTTTGATGAGTAAGAGTGCAGGTATACAGATAAGTGTACTGGGTTTTAGTTCAGGGGCTACTGTTCAGGACGAGCCTTGTAACCGTAGGAAGAATGCTAGGCTTTTAGGTGCACCACAGCAGGTTGGTGGTTTAGGTCTGCAAGTGTCAGCTATTTCAGTATTATGCCAAGATGCTTCTGTGTTTAGAAGTATGATGTTAGCTAACACACCCTGCCCTATCAATGACAGCCTTACAGGGCGTCTACTGATGGGTAAGCAGGCAATAAGTAAGTATAGAGAAAGCCCAGAGCTTTACATTGTAGGCTACTCTTTGGATGAGGATTTCTGGAAGAGTCTACTGCGAATTGGAGAGGAATACCCAGATGAAGAAGTCGTTGAAGACATTACTCCTAGGCCTAGCCTTAGTGAGCTCTTCCGTAGTAGCAAGTAACGCTGCTGACTATGAGCGTACAGGACAAGAGAAGATTGATTATCTTATCTCCTCTATTGATGCTATCCAAGACCGAATTAAGGATAGTGATGTACGTACTGTAGGTGCAGTAGGTTATGCGGCTATCGGTGGTGTCGTTACTGACGGGGCTATGGATGATGGTTTAATCACTTCAGAAGAACTAAACAACTACCTCTCAGCTAAGACTATGGTTCTAGAGCATGACTACGCAGTTGCTCAGACTGCTGAACAGCTGTTTATGCAAGAACATGCCGCAGCAATGAATGGTTTGACTATTGCAGTAGATAACTTGGTAATTGCTACCAGCGTTATTGCAGTGGCTACCTCCGTAACAGTGGTTGCAGCTGAGGCAGATACTAAGCCTGAGCAAGTAGCCCTACAGGAGATGGTGTCTACAGACCAGTACAGCATTGACGCAGAAGAGGTTAACACTTACAATGAAGCCGTTACTGCAGTAGAAGCCTTTTCGCAACAGGCTGGTGCTTTTATGGCAGCTGCTAACAACGGCGAACTTACAGCTACAGTAGACTCATATGCTGCACAGGGTAATTACATGGTTGGCACTTACACTGCTATCACGTATACTCAGTCTATTGATGAGTTTGTGATTACTTATGCAGACGCAGGTTATGGTACAGCCTTTCAGGGCTACCTAACAAACGACATGAAGTCTGCAGAAGAGATTTATGCTGCAGGTGAATACATTAACCAATATGGTGGGTACCCTACACAGTAATGGATATAGGTTTTAGCATAGGTGGATACAACATCAAGGGATGGATGGTAGCAGTTGCACTGCCCGTCCTCTCTTCGTTTGCAGGTGGTGTATACTGGACATATGATACACTTCAGCGTTTCTACGGTGTAGAGGCAGGTATTGTTGAGGTGGTTGAGAAGTCTGCATCGTTTGATGCTAAGGCAGGGACGTTATCTACACGTATTACATCTGTAGAGACTGTAGCCCAGCGCAATATGACACAGGCGACAGGGTTGCTTGAGTCTAGAATACAGACACTAGAACAGGCTATTATTGACAACGATGTACGTGGTCTAAATCAGAAGCTTGCTACTTTATCGACAAATATGTCACAGATACTAGAGCAGCAGAAGATTTTACTGGACTTACGTAGTCAGGTAGATAAAGCCACAACCATTACAGATGGACTAGGTGATACTCTTGATACGTTATCTACTGAGATTGATGACATCTGGAAAGCCTACGACTCTCTAGTAGACAACCCATTGTAAGGAAATAACAAATGGCACGTAACTTAACAGAAAACCAACAGAAGTTCATCGAGGTTCTCTTTGATGAGGCTGGCGGTGATGTAGTTGCAGCTAAGAAACTGGCAGGATATAGTGACAATACACCGACTAGGCTCATTGTTGAGTCACTTAAGGACGAGATTGGCGAAGCTACTCGTACGTACTTTGCTCGTACTGCCCCCAAAGCTGCGATGGCTATGGTGCAAGCTCTGTACGACCCTACGGAACTTGGAATCAAAGACAAGATGGCTGCCGCAAAAGATTTGCTCGACCGTGCAGGCATGGGTAAAGTAGACAAGATAGATGTAACTTCTGGTGGTGGTGGTATTTTCTACTTACCAACTAAGGAAGGCGTTAACGAGTAACCTTGACCAATACGATATACCAAAGAGATCTAGGCTATTGGGAACTACCCAAGCCTCGCAAGGGTCAGGAAAAAGTATGGCATCCCGTGGTCCGCGTAGCAGCCCGTAGGATTCCTTTCGGTTACGAGATAGACCCAGATAACGAAAAGCTCTTAAGACCTATCCCTCACGAACTAGAAGCGTTACTACTTGCTAAAAAACATCTGAAGCAGTACAGTTACAGAGAAGTGGCAAACTGGCTGGTTACTCAGACAGGTCGCAGTATCACCCATTCAGGTTTGAAGAGAAGAATAGAAATTGAGCGAAGACGTAAAAAAGCATCTGCAATTAAACGCCAGCTTACCAAAAGGCTCAAAGAAACCCTTGCGGAAATCGAAAAGCTCGAAAAAGGCGTCCCAGGATACTACACCCTCGAAGGTGAGGAAGACAGTACCAGCGGAAGTTAAAGCTGAGCCTTACGATGTAGAGGCTGCACAGGAGATTGTGTTTAAGCCTAACCCTGGTCCACAGTCTCAGTTTCTGTCGGCATCAGAACGTGAAGTTTTATATGGTGGTGCAGCAGGTGGCGGTAAGTCCTACGCTATGTTAGCTGATCCGCTACATGGCTTAAATGACCCAAACTTCAGTGGCCTACTTGTACGTCACACCACTGAAGAACTACGCGAACTAATTCAAAAGAGTCAGGAGTTGTATCCTCGTGCTATCCCAGGAATCAAATGGTCTGAACGTAAGTCTCAATGGACTTCTCCGCAAGGCGGACGTTTGTGGATGTCTTATCTTGACAAAGATACTGACGTTACCCGTTACCAAGGGCAGGCGTTTAACTGGATCGGTTTCGATGAACTTACACAATGGTCTAGCCCTTACGCTTGGGATTATATGAGATCACGTCTTCGTAGTGCACACTCCAACAAGTTGGGTCTGTACATGCGAGGAACAACCAACCCAGGTGGTGCAGGCCACGGTTGGGTTAAGAAGATGTTTATTGACCCTGCTCCCGCCAATTCTTCGTACTGGGCAACCAGCGTAGAGACTGGCGAGACTATCCGCTACCCAAAGGGACACAGTAAAGAAGGTCAACCCTTATTCAAGCGCAGGTTTATCCCTGCTAGTTTGTTTGATAACCCATACCTTGCTGATAGCGGTGATTACGAAGCGATGCTTCTGTCTTTGCCAGAACACCAGCGCAAGCAACTTCTTGAGGGTAACTGGGACATTAACGAAGGAGCAGCGTTTCCTGAGTTTAATCGCAAGATACACGTTGTACCTGATTTTGAAGTACCTTCTAGCTGGGTAAAGTTCAGAGCCTGTGACTACGGATACGGAAGTTATAGTGGTGTTGTTTGGATTGCAGTAGCACCTGACGAACAACTGGTCGTTTACCGTGAGATGTATTGCTCTAAGGTTATTGCGTCAGACTTAGCAGATATGGTCCTTGACGCAGAGAAAAAGGACGGTACAATTCGATACGGAGTGCTTGACTCTTCACTCTGGCACAACCGAGGCGATACAGGACCGTCACTAGCAGAACAAATGAACAACAAGGGTTGCAGATGGCGTCCCTCAGATCGTTCAAGAGGTTCACGAGTAGCAGGTAAGAACGAAATACACCGTAGACTTCAAGTTGACGAGTTTACTGAGAAACCCCGTCTAGTCTTCATGGCTTCGTGTACAAACACAATCGCGCAGTTACCTATCCTCCCCCTAGATAAACGTAACCCTGAAGATGTTGACACGAATGCTGAGGATCACCTTTACGATGCTCTACGATACGGCATCATGACACGTCCACGCAGTTCTCTGTGGGATTTTAACCCAGCAACACAAAAGAGTGGCTTCCAAGCCGCAGATAACAAGTTTGGATACTAAAACATGGCAGATATTGACGAACTATCCTTTGACACAGACGAAGTAACAGCGGCAGAAGACGGTGTGAAAAGTATCTTCGAGTCTCGCCCAAGTGTGGTGGCTTTCGTAGAGGAACGATTCCGTCGATCAGAAGACTCACGTCGAGGTGACGAGGACCGTTGGCTCCGTGCATATCGTAACTACCGAGGCCTATACGGGCCAGACGTACAATTTACAGACACTGAGAAGTCTCGTGTGTTTGTTAAGGTTACTAAGACTAAAACTATTGCTGCTTACGGTCAGATCGTAGATGTTCTGTTCGGCAACAATACCTTCCCACTTACCGTAGAACCTACAGTTTTACCTGATGGTGTAGCTGAATCGGTCCACATTAACTTGGACCCTAACGCAGCTTCCGCAGGAGACGCTCTTAAGTCTCTTACTGAGGACAAACCCTCTACTCCATATCTTCTTGACGGCAATAACAAACTAAAACCTGGTGAGACCCTTGCTGACCTTAAAAATCGCCTAGGACCACTAGAGGAAAAGTTGTCTAGTGTATCCGAGAAGATTGTAGAAGGTGACGGTACTTCCCCGACAACAGTTACGTTCCACCCAGCGATGGTTGCAGCTAAGAAGATGGAGAAGAAGATCCATGATCAACTTCTAGAATCAGGTGCATCTATTCATCTACGCTCAATGGCTTTTGAACAGGCTCTCTTGGGTACAGGTGTTATGAAGGGTCCATTCGCAGTAGATAAAGAGTACCCTAACTGGGACGAAGAAGGTAACTACGACCCTCTTATTAAGACTGTCCCTGAGTGTGAGCACGTAAGTGTCTGGAACTTCTATCCAGATCCTGAAGCGGCGTCCATGCAGGATGCTGAGTACGCGGTACAACGTCATAAGATGTCCCGTACGCAATTACGTACGCTTCGTAACCGACCCTACTTTATGAAGGACTCAATCAAGCAAGCGATTGACAAAGGTTCCAACTATATTCAGAAGCACTGGGAAATGGCTATGCAGGACGATGAAGTTCAGCCAGATTCAGAGCGTTGGGAAGTTCTAGAGTTCTGGGGTTTTGTAGACGTTGAGCACCTAGAAGAGAATGGTGTAAAGATCCCTAGCGAATACAAAGACTTAGACGAAGTTAACTGCAACATCTGGATTTGTAATGGCGAAGTTATCCGCTTTGTGATTAACCCGTTCAAGCCTACTACTATTCCTTTCTACGCAGTTCCGTTCGAACACAACCCGTACAGCTTCTTTGGTATTGGTATCGCTGAGAACATGGATGACACGCAGACACTGATGAATGGTTTCATGCGCATGTCTATTGACAACGCTGCTTTGTCTGGTAATCTTATCATTGAAGTTGATGAGTCTAACCTAGTTCCAGGCCAAGACCTATCTATCTACCCTGGAAAAGTCTTCCGACGTCAGGGTGGTGCACCTGGACAGGCAATCTTCGGAACCAAGTTCCCTAACGTAGCACAAGAAAACCTACAACTCTTTGATAAGGCACGAGTATTAGCTGATGAGTCTACTGGATTCCCTTCTTTTGCTCATGGTCAAACTGGCGTATCTGGCGTGGGTCGCACAGCTTCTGGCATTAGTATGCTTATGTCTGCTGCTAACGGCTCTATTCGTACTGTGGTTAAGAACGTAGATGACTACTTACTACGACCACTAGGTAAAGCTTTCTTCGCCTTCAACATGCAGTTTGACTACGACGATGAGATCAAGGGCGATCTAGAAGTTAAAGCTGCAGGTACTGAAAGCCTCATGGCTAACGAAGTTCGCTCACAACGCCTGATGCAATTCTTACAGGTAGCCCAGAACCCTACACTGGCTCCGTTTGCTAAGATGGACTACATCATTCGTGAGATTGCTAAGTCTATGGATCTTGACCCTAACAAAGTCACTAACTCTATGCAGGATGCTGCTATACAGGCGGAGATCCTAAAAGGCTTCAACCAGCCTGCACCAGCGCCTCAAGGTCCAGAAGGTGTCCCAACCCCAGAAATGGGCCAGCAGGCTCCTCAGACCCCTCAGGGCGGCGTACAGGACACGTCTGGTGGCGGCGGTGGACAGATAGGTATGGGAACAGCCCCAACCCCAGGTGAACAAGGATTTAGTGGTAATGTCGCTTAAGAGTTTCGTAAACAACAAAGAGCAATGGGACGCGTTCACGGATTACTTGGATAAACTCATTACTAACCAACACCGATCAATGGAAAGTCTGCACACGGTGGACGAACTCTATCGTGCACAAGGGGCTATCCGCGCTTACAAGAATGTAAAATACATGAGGGATATACTTAATGGACCAGAATGATCAAATGGAAGCAGTGTTCAAGTCGTCACGAACAGACGAGATTGACCCTGTATCAGGTAATGAAGTTCCTACAGGTTCTTTACCCGAAGAAGTACGTGATGACATTCCTGCTCAGTTAAGTGAAGGCGAGTACGTTGTTCCTGCTGATGTGGTCAGATACTATGGTGTTAAACACTTCGAAGATATGCGTACTGAAGCTAAGCAAGGCTTCCAGCAACTAGACGCAGGTGGTCGTATTGGTGGTGATCCTGTCGGTATGGAAATGGGTGACGAAGAACTTCCGTTTGACATCAGTGAGTTACAGATGACAGACGATGACCAACCTGAACAACCTATGATGGCTAAAGGCGGTTACGTTTCTGGTTATGCTGTAGGTGGTCAAGTAAGTGGTGGTGTTACTTACGTAATGTACACTAATGCTGAGGGTGCTACGATGCAGATACCGTTCTTTAACGGTGTACCTATGTCTGTGATCCCTGAAGGTTTCTACGTACAAGGTGAAGCTCCTGTAGAAAGTGTTGCAAATGTGCAACAGTCTTCTAATTCCGACGATGGTGGCGGTTCTTTTCCACCACCTGAGGCCGTAGACTACGAGAACCTTACTGCTGAAGAACTATCTAAGATGGTTGAACAGCAGAACAGCAAGACAGCTAAATTGGTCTCTACAGGTATTGGTCTGGTAAACCCTCTGTTTGGTCTTCTTGCTAAGTTTGCTTTCTCAGACATGTCTCGACGTACAGAAAACGAGATTAAGCGGCGTATCGAATCTGGGGAATACACAGATAGCCAAGGTTTTTATGAAGGTCTGCTAGAAGAGACTGCCGAGAAAAAGCCAGGTTTCTTGAAGAGTATCTTTAACGAGATCACAGGTAAAGACAAAGAGTTTACAGGAGAGTTGCTAAAAGAAGATACAGACGCAGCTGTTCGATTAGCTCTTTCAGACACACCTGTCTCTGAAGACAAACAGACAGTTCTAGCAGGATTATCAAACCCTGAACCTTCTGCTATGAGTGATCTTGAATCAAGAGAATGGCGAACTAAATTAGGTTACACACCTGAGACTACTACACCTGAAGTCACTGAGGCTGACGTAGCTAAAGCAGGCGACTTAGACATCCCTGAGATCACTACAACAGAGCTTGAACCTTCTGATCCTTACGTTGCTGAGGTTACTAAACCAGTCATAGAAGCAGATCCTCGTTTCTTCGACGTTGCTACTCCAGGTCTAGATGATACTCCACGTGGATCTGATTCTGACTACTTCCCTTCTTCTTCTTCTTCTTCTTCTTCTTCTTCTGACTCAGACAGTGATTCTTCGTTAGCTGACGAGACTATGGAAGCAGCGCGAAAGTCCCGTGCTAACAGAGAAAAGTACAGTGAAGCTGGTTTACAATACGGCGGAAAACTTATTACCGACTCTGACGGCAGCACACGCGCAGTACCTACCTACAAAACTGAAGACGTAATTAAAGCAGGGATTAACCCAGGAGGACGTTAAGTCCTTCTAACAACTACCAACTAAAGGCTACCCGACAATATCGTCGGCCCCTAACATAAGGACTGAATACATGGAAAGTGTATCAACTCAGACAGATTCAATGTCGCATAACCGTAACGCTGCACGGGTTAAACGTGATGAAGCAGAGCTACAGGCTCTTCTAAAAGAAGCAGGGGTCACAGAAGACACTGAAGAGAGTGTTGAGGCCGAAGCTGTTGAAGAAGTTCAGGAAGAAGATACTGTTGCAGATGAGCAACAGGTTGCTAAAGAAGAACCTGAAGTTAAAGAAGATGAAGAGCTAAGCGGTGAAGAGAAAAGCTTTAAGAAACGCTACTCAGACATCCGATCCTACATGCAGGAAAAAGAAGCTGAGCAAAAAGCAGAGCTAGACAAATTGAAAGCTCAACTTGACGCGGCGACTAAGAATGAGTTGGTACTGCCTAAGTCCCAAGACGACATCGACGCATGGTCTAAGAAGTATCCTGACGTGGCTGGTATTGTCGAAGCTATTGCTGACAAGAAGGCTAACGAACGAGCATCTGAACTAGACTCCCGTTTGAAAGAGATCGAAGAGATGCGCAGTACAGCTAAGCGTGAGAAGGCTGAGGTTGATCTGCTTAAACTTCACCCAGACTTTGCCGAGATCCGTGCAGACGATGCTTTCCATGCGTGGGCAGACAAGCAACCTAAGGTTTATCAGGATGCTCTTTATGAGAATGCGGAAGACGTACAGTCAGTAGCCCGTGTAATCGACTTGTATAAAGCAGACACAGGTATCAAAACTAAGAAACCTGCAGCAGATAAAGGAGCAGCTTCTTCTGTGAAGTCTCGCCGCACTGCACCAGATACAAATGACTCGTCACAATACCTATCAGAATCAATGGTAGCTAAGATGAGCATTAAGGAATACGAGAAGCGCCAAGATGAGATCATGGACGCTCAACGTAAAGGCAAGTTTATTTACGATATGACTAAAAGATAGTTGACAATCATTACATCGTAGATAAAACTATGGGCATGTGTATTGCTAGGTATAAACTACTTGCACATGCTTTTCACTAAGCACTAATTCACCCCAAAAGAACCACCTCAGATTATAGGCCCAGCGCTAAATGGACGGCCATCCTGATAGCAACGCTGACTACCCTAATAAGACGAGCCTCTTTCAAGTGGAATATGTAGTGTCTCCCCCTAAGCCACATATATCTTTGAAAGGATTCTCAAATGGCTATTACATCCGCATCAGGCGGCTTTAACGGTAACTGGTCCCCAGTTATTTATTCTAAGCAAGCACAGATTGCACTTCGTCGTGCAGCTGTAACTAACGCAATCACAAACAACTCTTACTTTGGTGAGATTGCTAACCAAGGCGACACAGTTCGTATTCAAAAAGAGCCAGACGTAACAGTCAACTCTCTTGAGCGTCACACTGCTATCACAGCTGAAAAGCTTGATGACACAGACTTCTCTTTGACCATCGACAAAGCTAACTACTTCGCATTCAAAATGGATGACATCGAAGAGCAGTTCGCAAACATTGACCACGCTTCTTTGGCTGCTGATCGTGCAGCATACAAAATGGCTGACGCAATGGACGCAGACGTCTTGTCATACATGACTGGTCACACAACTGCAGGCGCTTACATCACTGGTACATCTGGTGACGCACAGCACCCAACATCTGGTAACTTGACTGGTGAATTGCTAACTGCAAACCACTTGGACGCAACTGTCTTCGGTAACTTGACCATTTCTGGTTCTGCTACTGCAGGTGACGCAATTCCATTGGCTCCACGTTTGCCAGGTGCAACTGCTTTGTCCGCATCAACTGTATCTCCATTGACTGTACTTGCTCGTATGGCTCGTAAGATGGACACACAGAATGTTGACGCACGTGGTCGCTTCGTGGTCGTAGACCCAGTATTCGTAGAGATGCTGAAAGACGAAGACTCACGTATGTTGAATGGTGACTTCGGCGGTGCTGGCTTGCAGAACGGTCTAGTGTTGAACAACATCCACGGCTTCCGTGTTTATGTGTCCAACTCTCTACCAGCAGCGGGTACAGGCGCAGGTACTTCAGGTACAACTGCACAAGCAACTAACTTTGGTGTTGTGTTGGCTGGTCAGGACGAAGCTGTTGCTTCTGCTGAGCAAATCAACAAGGTAGAAAACTACCGTGACCCAGATTCATTTGCTGACATCGTACGTGGTATGCACCTCTATGGTCGTAAGATTCTACGCCCAGAAGCATTGATCACTGCACGTTACAACGCAGCTTAATCTGACTTAACACTGGGGCTGGCTTCGTGCTGGCCCCTTTGTGTCTTCTAACAACATATTGAAGGACATCACAAGATGGCTATTACAACTGCAATGTGCAACAGCTTCAAGCAAGAGCTACTTGGTGGTGTTCACGATCTAGATACAGATACACTAAAGATTGCTCTCATTCAAGATACCCCAGCGGGTACTTACGATGCAGCTACAACGAATTACAGCAACGTCACAGTAAACTCTGATGAGGCTGTCGGCACTAACTACGTAACAGGTGGTAACACTCTGGGTTCTGCAGTTATTGCACTAGACGGCTCCACAGCTACTGTAGACTTTGCAGACACTACTTGGGCCTCCGCTACAGTTTCTGCTGACGGTTGCATCATCTATAACTCTACACAAGGTAATGCTGCAGTAGCAGTTATTGACTTTGGCGGTACTAAGACATCTACCAATGGTGACTTTACTATTCAGCTACCAACAGCGGATGCTTCTAACGCTATCGTACGTATTGCATAAGGATAGCTCTCATGGCTTTGTTACTTAAAGATAGAGTAAAAGAAACTACAACTACTACAGGTACGGGTGACATCACTCTTGCTGGTGCAGTAGAAGGTTTTCAGTCCTTTAGCTCTGCTTTAAGTGACGCCGACACTACCTACTACGCTATTTCACATAGGAATGCGGATGAGTGGGAAGTTGGTCTAGGTACTTATAGTGCAGGTGTGCTAACTCGTACTACTGTTCTAGAGAGTTCTAACTCAGACACAGCGGTTAGCTTTACTTCTGGTACTAAAGACATCTTCATTACACTACCTGCTGAGAAGGCTGTTGCCCTAGACGGTAATGACGTTCTTAGCATTGGTAATATCAGCACATCTGGTTATCTTCGTGGCCCTGCAACCTTTACTATTGACCCTGCAGCACACGGTGATGACACAGGTACTGTTATTATTGCAGGTGATCTACAGGTAGATGGCACAACCACTACAATCAACTCAGCTAACCTAGCAGTAGATGATCTAAACATCACTGTTGCGTCAGGTGCAGCCAATGCTGCTGCAGCTAATGGTGCAGGTCTCACCGTAGCAGGTGCTGGTGCTACATTTACTTATGATTCTACGAATGATCGTTGGACCATGAATAAAGACCTAGCTACGGATGTCGTAGGCAGTGTAACAGGTACGGTTTCGTCTCTAAGCAACCACGACACAGATGATCTAGCTGAAGGCACTAACCTGTATTACACTCAGGCTCGTTTTGATGCAGCCTTAGCAGGTAAGTCTACCACCAATGTTTCTGAGGGTACTAACCTCTACTATACTTCTGGTCGGTTTGACACAGCCTTTACTGCTAAGAGTACAACGGATCTTTCTGAAGGCACAAACCTGTATTATACTACTGGTAGATTCGATACAGCCTTTACTGCTAAAAGCACTACAGACCTTTCTGAGGGTACTAACCTTTACTATACTACTGGTAGATTCGATACTGCCTTAGCAGCTAAAAGCACTACAGACCTTGCTGAAGGCACAAACCTGTATTATACTGACGCAAGAGCTAACACGGCTATTGATGCAAGAGTAGACCAAGCCTTCGTTAATAACTTAAACGTCGATGCTGATACATTGGGTGGGGATAGCAAGGCTACTATCTTATCTACAGCAGAATCAAATGCTCTAGCATTAGCAATAGCTCTAGGATAAAACATCATGGCTAACACATTCAAGAATTACACAAGTGCATCGGTAGGCACATCTGCTGCCACCACGTACACTGTACCTGCTGCAACTACATCTGTTATGATCGGTTGTAACCTATCTAACACTTCAGCCTCTCAAGTCACGGTAGATGTTCAGGTGGCAGGTATTTACCTTGTTAAGGGCGCACCTATTCCTGCTGGCTCTGCTCTGTCAGTGCTGGACGGCAAGATCATCCTTGAGACGACTGATACTGTTGTTGTTACATCCTCTGCTGCAACCTCTTGTGATGTGATCGTAAGTGTACTGGAGCAGACATAATGAGCAAGCAAACAGACTTAATCAACGTCACGGATGCGATTACTGTTGACGGCTCTAACCTCGTAGGTATTGGGACAAGTTCGCCTAGTGTTTCCAAGCTACACCTTAACTACAACAGCGTGAATAACCGAGGTATACGCCTTCAAGATCAACACGGGACGTATGATTTAATCACATCTGGCAGTGGTAACAACAACAGCTTTGGTATCTATAATGATACTCAAGGTGCGTATCGCTTATTCATCGACTCAGCGGGCAACGTAGGCATTGGGACGAGTTCGCCTAAAGGAAATGGAGTACATATTGTTCCAAACGGCGGTGATACAGCGCTATTTCTGAGTAGTTCATCTGGTGATACTAACACTGATGAGGTGAACATAAGCACACTCAATAAGAACAACACAGGCTGGCAGCCATTAAATATTAAGGCTTATCAGACAAAGTTTTGGTCAAACGGCTCCGAAGCCATGCGCATCGACTCATCGGGCAACCTGCTTGTGGGGACTACTTCTGATAATGTAGCAAATCAAACAGGCACAGCACAAGGTGTTCGCATTGCTGGGGCGAACAACATTCAAGTGGCTAGTACAGGGGTTGCAGCGTACTTCAACAAGCTGTCCACGGATGGCGATATTGTTGAGTTCCGCAAAAGCGGCACCAAGGTGGGGAGTATCTCCGTCACCTCGTCAGGCGCAACCTATAACACTACCTCAGACCGCCGCTTGAAGGACAACATTGAGCCTATCGCAGACGGTACTGAGAAGCTGATGGCTATGAAGCCTGTCACGCACACTTGGATCGCTAATCCAGAGGCAGATGCAGTCCACGGCTTTATCGCACAGGAAATGCAGGAGATCGTCCCAGAGGCTGTATCAGGTGATCCTGAAGGCGAAGAGATGATGTCTATGGACTACGGGCGCATTACTCCTGTCCTAGTGGCTGCGTTGCAAGAAGCAACAAACGAAATCAAGGCACTGAAAGAACGTGTCGCAGAATTGGAGAATAAATAATGCCTGATCTGTCAATCACTCCTGATGGTATTACAGGACATGGTATGGAACTGTATGTTAGCAGTAATGCTTCCCTCTCTACTACGGCGACTACTTTTATGACTAACAGCCAAAGACCCTCTGGAATGGAAACAGGACCGTATCTTTTGACGGTAAAACTTAGCGGTGGCGGTTGGTACTCAGAGTCTTGGTCAGGCATTATGCAGTGGTACAGTTCGGGGACGAACTCTAGTAACGCTACGGACATTCATCTGACAGGTGCTGGTCACGCTCCAAACAACCGTGTCTTATATGCTAGGTTTAAAAGACAAGCTAATAATGCGAACAACCACGCTTTGCAACTCTGGAGCAACATGACTTCAACAAGCCACACCTTACATATTTATGCTACTAAACTAAGCAGGCAAGGTTGGTAATATGACAGAAAACTTAAACGATAGAACAGAGCTTGAACTAGCTGCGGAGTGGAAAGCCTATTGTATGCATTTATGCCGTGAGGGTCGAGACAAACGGCTTGCGGCTACGGACTACATCCACATGCCAGATGTAAATGTTTCGGACGCTTTTAGGGCTTCCGTTATGACGTACCGCCAAGAACTTCGGGAGTTTCCCGCCACGTTCTCTTCATTGTACGAAGACATGACTGAGGAGCAGCAGGACGGGGTTACGCCTCAATCATTACCCTTCCCCGAAAAACCCACCCAACCCTAAAGGAGCTACATAATGGCTGGATATATTGGCTCTAAAGCCGCAGTGGTTTCCTCTGGCGCTGAACGCAAGAAGACCTTTGACATTACTACATCGACTACCAGCCTAACTGGCTTGAGCTACACTGTGGGCCAAGTGCATGTATTCCACAATGGTGTACGCCTCGTAGACGGTACAGACTACACAGCGACTAACAGCACAAGCATTACGCTGACTGCTGCTGCTGAGAATGGCGACCAAGTTGTTGTCGTATCTTATGCTTCGTTCCAGACCAGTGACACTGTGAGTGCATCTGCTGGTGGTACGTTTGCTGGTGATGTTACTTTCGATGGTACGTTCACTAGCCAAGGCATCGACGACAACGCCACCAGCACAGCTATGACGCTGGACGCATCGGGCGACCTGCTTGTGGGTAAGACTAACACCCTTTTGGCAAATGCTGGCGTAGCTATCTACTCTGACCCATACAAGGGTTTAGTTGAAGTGACCCGTGATGGCGGTCAGGCGATGATACTTAATCGCAAAACATCAGACGGAACTATCGTAGACCTCCGCAAAGACGGCTCACCTGTGGGGAGTATTGGTAATTATGGCACGGAATTATACTTAGGCAGCACAGGTGGGACTGATGCTTTCATCAGGATGGGTTATGATACCGTAGCACCTGC